ACTTAGAGGCTGCGGAGAAGATTTTCCCATTCAACAATACGGTGGTCCCAGGAATAGAAGTTATCGACATAAATCTTTTGAAAATTAAGTTTGTCCATATGTCGTTCATTCCAGTAGTCAGCAATCGCAGCATCAAGCAACTGTAGGTGCTTATTAGCGTGTTGTGTTGGATCTTCATCATACTGATATGTAAGACCAAAATTTGCGACTGTTTCTGGAAGAGCAGCAAAGTTAGGGCATACCACAGCACACTTTGCACTCATGGCTTCAATAGCAGCAATACAAGAAGTCTCTTGCCAGATTGATGGATAAGCAAAGATATGAGCTTTTTTCAATGCTTCACGAATCTCTTCGTTTGGAACAGAACCATGATATTCAATACCAGGATGTTCTCGGCACTTATCAAACACTTCTTTATACTGTTCATCTCGTTGTGGCCATCCATAGATGTTAAATGATGAATAGACATCAAGATGAATTTTGTCACCCCATTTTTTATGAAGAACTTCGTAGATAGGCAAAAGAAGTTCAAGACCACGATGTGGTGTTGTGTGATAGATTAGATTGATTGGTCCATCTTTTTCTTTTTCGTGATGTTCGATTGGAACAATAGCATTGCGAAGAACAGCAGATTCATGATACGGAACACCAAGACCCATATTATACGTTTGGAATTGCCAGTTAGATACGAACACTAACTTAGCAAATCGTTTACGTGATTCTGGGTCTTTCAAGTGTTGCGCTTCTGGATCTTGCCAAAGGTCATGAAGTACAAGAATATTCTTCTTAGTAGGATGGAGTTCACGGACTCGTGAATGAATGATGTTGAACTCATCAAGAAGATTATCATCAAGACGACTTAGGATTGCTTCTTTGACCATCTCGGTGCCACCTTTTGCACCGACCACATTCCCTTGGTCGTCAATCGATCCTTCTTTCTTTTCTTCAATGCCTGTAATTTTAAATTTCATTATACTACCTGAATTGCTTTAACTGAATCGATACGGAAAGACCGCCATGCATTCTTATCAATATCCCAAACAGGAAGAACTGCTTCGTTTACCTTTCGTGTGCTTGTACGAGCAAGGTCGAGTTCTGGGCTAGGGATATACTCATCGATAAGAGTACACTTCATTACACGTTCAGAACCATCTGATTTTTTAAAAGTTACATTTGCAACATCACTTTTAAGAATTGCTGCTACTGCATCTCGTGTAATTTCTTTAAGGTCGATTGTCATGATATATTACTCCGCTGTTGTTTTCATCATATAACTTGAGTTTGGATTACCCCAAAATTCACGAGCGTTTACTCGAACGAATGGCATCTTCTTAGCATCACCACCCTTGTTTGGAACAGTAAGCATCACATTCTTACCAGCTTTCCATGCAGCAATCTGATTATTCAATCTTTCAAGTTTACGATTTTCGATATAATCCCGCCGCATTGCTTTACGAGTATTCTTTGATACATTAGGACGTTCACCCTTTGATGTATAACTATTACCCGATGACTTCTTACCCATTATTTAATCTCCACCAATAATTCATTTCTTGTTCACAATTACAAAATGTATTTGTAACCGCCATACCTATTATATACATAAACCATAATACAACCAATGTCAATATAAAATACGTAAATATTTTAAGTAATATTTTCATTCTGTCAAAAGTAAATGTGCCGTTTTTTGTTGCGCTTCTTGAAGTGAGCAAGCAAACTCAGCCGCAACTCGACGCTGAAACTCTTCAAGATTTGGTCTATCATTCTCTTGAATAAATGCTTGCCACATCATTTCGATTCGTTGTTCATTCATGGATCATACCTTTCAATATCATCTTCTGTTAATTCTTTACTGTCGCCTTTCCATATCTCTACGATATGTGCTGGTTCATCATTATCATTTCGACCTTGGTGCCAAGTGTTTTTCGAAATGTTAAATGGATTATCTTTATGTAGATGCCAGATACTAGCACCATCAAATGGATCCGAAGTTATTCTGTGATTCGTTACAACAGATGCCTTGCCACTAACGATGTTCCATGTTTCGCTTCGGTGCTTGTGCTGCTGCATACTCAAAGCACTGTGAGGAGCAATGACGAGTTCTTTGACTTTGAATCCATCACCATCATACAGATTACGATAGTAACCCCATTCCCGTTTCACTTTTGGTGCTTCCCAATCTTTTAAAATCCAACTGCTTGAGTTCTTTTTATCTTCACCACCTACACCAAAGACAAATTCAATATTATCATTCAACCCATACATATCATATTCAGGTACGTTACCTTCTGGTCTATCACCACCATTTGCAAAGACAATTTCATCATTAGGAAATCCTGCAAGTGTTTGAAAGATAGCATTACCAGCAGTATTATCTGAATCTTCAAATCCAAGAACAACATCAACATCTCCCAAAGCGGAGATAATACACGCACGTTCATCCCAAGGCATAAACGCTTTACCTTTTTTACGAACAAGCCATTCATCACTATTCAAAGCAACAACAAGTTTGTCGCCAAGTTTCTTTGCCGCTTGAAAGTAAGCAATGTGACCCGAATGAAGAGGATCAAATCCACCTGAGACTAATACAATCTTCATTTCTTCTCTAACTCTTCAATTCGTCGTTCAAGTTCAAACACCTTCTTTGCTACATTAGGATACTTCGTTTTCCATGACGCTTCTTCTTTATTCAGAATATCAATGCCATATTTTTCATTTGCCCAATAAACAATATAAAGATATTTGTCAAAACACCACTTGCCAAGGCGAGTGTCTTTAAACCATTCAGTGGTAGCAGCACCAAGCAAACTACCAGCAACATTACTTAGAATCCAAATCCACATCTTTGCACCTTTCGCAATAATCTAATTTTTTCTTAGGGTCATTAATATCTACAGTTTTCCAACCTGCCTTTTTAACAAGATTAATCATCACTTGCAGTTGATCGTGATATTCAGTATGTTTACCTCTGTCTCTCAAAACATTGCCACATCCATCACACATAGCATAATAGACTCGTTTAATCATCGTCAAATACCCACATCACAACAGCAAGAATTACAATAAAAACTATGAGGAATGAAGTAGACATGTTATTTTCTAACCGACTTGAACCATGACTTGATCCATGACTTGATCCCTGACTTGTTTTCTAACTGATTTCAGCATTTACTTGATCCCAAACTTGAACCAAGACTTGATCCCAAACTTGAACCAAAACTTGATCCCAAACTTGATCCCTGACTTGATTATTGACTTGACTCCCAATTTGACTCCCAATTTGACTCTCGACTTGACCCTTGACTTGATCCCAGACTTGATCCAAGACTTGATTACTGACTTGATTTCTAACTGATTTCAGCATTTTTTCATCTCTTTATATGTAGTCTTATCGTGAATCACTACATCCGCTTGAGTTTCAATCCACAACTTAGCACCACATGGTCTTGGTTTATCTGGGCTGTATATCATTTCACTTGGTCCAAGAATCTCAATTCTGCTACCATACCAAGTCTTACCATCCATATCAATACGACACACTGGTAGTTTTCTACCGTGCTTCTCATTCTGTTGGATGATATTACGATTGATGTGGATTATTTTTTTCATAGTTGTTTCACAGTTCAAGTTCTTTAATACGGTCTTCCATTATTTCGACTCATCAACAATATCTTTAATAGCAGTCAAAGCAACTAACCATGCCACGGAAAAGTTGAGTGCAATCCAGTATTGATTAGGTTCTGGTTTATAAATTTCAGTGATACCAAAAAATACATTTACCGCTGATGACACTGCACAAATAAATCCAAACATATTAACCTCTCCTCATTTTTGCAATATCTTCAGCATCATCTTTACTGAAGACTGGAACCATATTACTCTTATGCATCGTAGCAATACCCAGTAGTTTACGCTTGCCATTGTATACCTGAGGCTCTCGCTTTGCCATACTTGAATCGTAGAATGATTGGTCGGAGTTGCAGGATTCGAACCTACGACCCTCTGCTCCCAAAGCAGATGCGCTACCAGACTGCGCCAAACTCCGAGAAGTTTTTTGAGATTTACCAACACCCATGCGCCGAAGAAACTTCTCGTGTTCTTTCTCAGCAGCAATAAGTGACTTAGACTTATTCTTCTTCTTGCGTTTTTTGGTATTTGTCGTTGTGTAGTAGCTCGGCAGCATGTGCATTGTCATGTTGTAAAATCTCCCACATCCATTCATATAGAGTACTCAGTTCCTGATTATCAATCGCTTCCGAAAACCGAGGATCTCTCACTATCTTTTCATATTCTAAACTATATAACTTCAAATGTCAACTCTTTTTTTTATTTTTATTAAAAGAAATTGAAATCTTATATGGAGAATTTGTTTTTACTTGCATTTTTTTACGAAGAGCGAGTAATTCTTCTCTCTGTATCCAAATAATATCTTTGAGTTCTCCAATATGATTTGGCAAATCATTCATAAAATCTTCGTTTTCCATTAGCTTACCTTACACACAGGAATAGGGTTCATTTTGTGAAGATTCTTTCTTTGAATCTCTTTGAACTTATCAATGTTTCCAATTGGTCCCATACCCTGCATTGCCATCTCAAGGTCAATGTAAGACATGCCAATCTGACTCTCGTCATTACGACCATCGTCCCAAAGACCGTCGGTAGGAGCAGCATCAATAATACGTTGATCAACACCAAGTATCTTACCCATGCGCCACACTTCAGTCTTCATACAATCAGCAATCGGGCTGATA